AAAAAAAAAAAAAAAAAAAAAAGGCACCACCGTCACCCGCGCGCGCCCCCGTCATCCTAAACAATCTTTAATCTGAAAAAACTATTAACTATCAAACTATAATTCTACCAACTTATTAACGATACAAAGGTAAGGATTTAAGGCTGTTTCGCAAAGGACCGACTTAAAAGGTGCGTTCCAAGCGTGTCAGGCGCAACACAATTGAGCATCAAGGTCCAACCAACCGAGGATAACTCTGTAGCGACAAAAGGAATCATCTCTGCCTTATCGAGTTCGCCACGAGAAATCCAATCGATATTGCCTTCTTCTGCATCGGCAATCATCCAAGCGTGAATCTTAGAGAGTAGGCGAAGTGTCTGGTCAGAGGAAAGCATATATTCAGCAGCGTCAGCACGGTTTGGCATTTTGTTTGCCACGGTGATGGCGATGCGCTGGGTAATCTGATAAGAGTTGCGTCCATCCGCTGACATATTCAGTTCGCCATAGTCAACGAACAGGAACGAACCCACTAACTTATCGATAAGCTGCCTAAATTCATCGAATGACTGACCATAGACGTAGTTGGCAATCTCAGGGAGTCGCGACACATTGGGAAGTTTATCGAGAGACTCCGCAAGGTCATTATAACCAGGGAAGTCGCTCGCACCATTGGTAAGTATAGCACGAACACCCTCTTTTGACGGGTATTGTGCGAAATAGAGAAACTGATCTTTAATCATAATATCTTATCGATTACAGAGATAGGCAGTCCCACCTCTTCACTGATTTTTAATTTATCCCAGCCAAAACCCTTCATATCCTTAACCGCATCGATAGTCTTCTTGCGCAGCACCTTCAGATAAGTAAGTACGTTCATCTGCTCTATCTGTTTTGCGTTGCCAAGCCCCTCCTTGGAGAGGTCGTAGAGCGCATCAGAGGCATCGGTGGTGATAGGCTGCTTGGGTTTATGAGCAAACTTAGACAGCAGAGAGAATGAAGTTTTACTAAATAGATAGTTGTTAAATGCTTGAAAATTAAACGATATAGCAGTAAGCGTTTCGAGTGGAAGTTTAGCAAAATCGTTAGCCAACTCGTGCGCACGCTCAGAATTGTACTCTTTCTCTGGATAGTATAGAATGGCAGCGAGTAACGGCAAAGATTCCTCGCCTCGTTCGATAAGCCCCTGTGCTTCGACGTACTGAAGGGCAGTAAGAGAGCAAGTAAGCGTACCGAAACTCGTCTCAATTCGATAACCAGGATAAGAACGCTCGCCAGCCTGAACAGAAGGGATGAGCTGCGCACAGAAACAGAGGTCGATTACGTATTGATAGTCGAGCCTGCGTAACACACGTGCAAGTGGAATATTCAAGCGATAAGGGTCAACACGACGGCATAACTCGTAAGTATCCTCGTCTACACCATCCAAGACACTATTGTTATCAGGATAGTTAATTTGAAACATAAACGTAAGCTGTTCAGAGATTGTGACGAGGTTAGCAATCTGTTCCTCTGAATGGAACTTGCGCTTATTCCAATCCATAATGTTGCACAGCCAGTTAATCCGAACCTCTCCAGCTGACAACTCGCCTGCTGCCATACGAAGGAAGTCGCCTACGAGGCGGATATACTGGCGGTCGTTCATCGCATCCCAACGGTTAGGAATGCGATGTATGTCGCCTTTATATACAAGTTCGATATCCTTCATCATGGCAACATTATAATATTATCATCAGGGTGATTGTACGCTGAATTAGAGCAGAAATCAGAAACAGACTCAGAGGAGAGCAGCGTATCAGCATTCGAGAGGAGTTCTTCTGCCTCACGATCGAGGCGGTCGGCAAGTGCGAAGATAGCACTGGATTCGTCCTTGCCAGAGCGTGCAGCGTGACTATCATCGAAGAGATTTCGAATCGTAGAAGGGAACTCGAGGATATCAAACCTACGGAGCGACTTTGCTATTGTCTTCTTTACCAAGGCAAGCAACAAGATAGGACGAATGCGCTCTCTATTGTCATCTGTAAGTTTCTCGAAGTAAATCGACATAACTTCATCGAGCGTTTCCTTCTGCAATGGTATAGTTCTGAAGAAGTAAAGATAAGATGCATCGATAGGATAGATTGAATCCATCTGATCCATTGTCTTTATTTCACATCGCTCCAAGATAGGATAGTAAGGAGTCTTGCTCCACAACTCTGCAATTGCACCTTCAGTTGGTTCTGACAACAGTTGCACGAGCGTATCGATAGCGTTGCAATAGTTTTCCATGTAAGAACGCTTCATCGCCTCCAGCTCGTACTTGTACACATTGACCTCGCTCTTCCTTCGATTAACACTATCAAAGATAATTTGATTTGCCATGGTCATGTTCGCCATAGCTGCACGTAAGGCTTCCATAAGAGGAGAGTCTTCTTTCTCTTTTAAGAGTTCATCGAACACAGCACGACTGATTACGGTTTCGATACGCTTGCGAGCCGTAAGACCAGACGAACGCAAATCGTTCAGGTCCATATTAGTTTCCACTCCAGGCGCATAAAGACTGAAGGTGGAGAAGTTCTTGAAAATGTCTACGAGTATATTCATGACTGCTGCTGATTTAGTCTGTCTTTCGGTGCAATTTCTTCCTGTCGCTGAGGAACCTCACGATAGAAGCCTATGCGATAGCCTTGCTTATAAAGGTCTGGGAAATTCAATCTGAGAGCGAGATTAAACGGTTCTGCACATATCTCGTCCTCTGGAGTGAGTGACATTATATAGATAAGATAGTTGTAGTAAGCGTCAGAACCTGACTTGCTAATGACACCATCTTTACTAACCGCTGTGATAGATGCATCCAAACCAACGCTTGATAGTAAGGCTTCTTCTGCTCGCTTATCGTAAGAAATCAAAGATTCGATATATTCCTTATACTTAAGGTCGATCGTTTCGATTCTCCACTGCTGTTCGTTGCCAGAGCTATCCATAAATGAAATAGAAGAGTAGGCTTTGCCTTGGTTGTCAGCACCGCTCAGATAGTCGCCTATCTTGCGCAGCTCCAATCGCATATACTCTACAAGCAACGATTCACGGTATTCTGTACCGATGCTGATGCCATTATACTTCACAAGTTCTTGATCCTTAGATTTACGAACCTTATTCTCCTCGCATAGCTTAACTAACTGATTACGTTTGCTTGACACCCACGCATTCGGAATGATGATGTGTATCTTCGCTGCAAGGGAATTACGCAAGAAAGAGTTAATGTAGGAGGCGGTCTTGTTACTACCTTGAATATATGGACGTGCGCCCTGGTGGGTCTCGTTCACACCGTAGAACTCATCTACTGATTTCTCTCTGTGGTGTGACACGGCAGCGAATAGATAGTTGTCAACTTCTGACAATGCGAACTTAGGGTATATCTTGTAATTGCCTAATCCGTATGTCCACCGTCCTACAGCTATGTTATTGAAGTCGCCATAATTAATCTGATCGTAGGCTACATCCTTACGAGTGGTAGCAAGACGGCAGTGCTTATTCTCCAAGGGTTCTAATCCTGCTACTGGCAACATACCAATACGCTTACCACGTGAGAACCTCCACTTAACGAAGTAATCACCGAACCAGTAGTAGTTCTTGATACAGGTCTTAGCGAACTCCTGTGCAGATGTTTCCATACCACGATCTTGCCAAGAGTTCATCCACTCATCCCACGCAGGTAGTGCGGTGTACTCACGTCGCAGCTTACCACCTTCTACTGTCTGCATATAGGCGCATGGTCCATTACCATAGAGCATCTTAATCTCCTTGCTATACAAGCGAGGCAGCAGGCGGTTCTGCTTTATCTCCATCGTTACCTCTTCACACAGTGCGTTGTTCATACCACGCATACACACTTGGTATCCATTCACACTCATCCACTGGTGTTCATGTAGGCAAGTCTGTCTACCCTGTGGTACGAGTAGCCCTGGGCTTGTCGACAACTCTCTTCCTTCTCCAATCTGAAAGGAGAAGGTATTGCCGTCCATGACGTAGAGTCCAGCGTTGCCGTGCAGTTCAATACTATCTGTCATAACCAATTTATCTTATGTAGTTTATATCCGTCTTGTGGGAACCCCATGTATCTGATGAGTATGCGATAGCACATCTTAGGGTTTCCCTCTTGGTCCTCGAAGAGAAAGTAGTTCTCGGAATCGACCTTGAAGCACTCGTTTGGTAGTTGCGTGCGGTACTTGCAATGTTCCTTGACAACCATTTGCTCGCCTGCCATACCCTGTGAGCGAGCGTAAGGGAAGAAGCAGATAGTGAAGTCACCTTGTGGTATCTTACTTATCTCCCTTGCCCATTGCATCGCATCGATGCCGTTCATCTCAATCGTCTTCTCCATTACTTGCGAAATTACTGAAAATCGCTGTAGGAACAAAGGACGATTTTATCCCCTTACTGTCATATTTCCCAACTTTTGGAACGTTGCACCTCTTTTCCTCAACTCAGCGGTGCGTGGTGATAAACGCCGTTTGTTTATTTTTGTTTTTGATTTTCAAAACGTAAACCACTGAAACACAACAAAATAAGAATTTGACCTATGCAAATAACCTTTATTATTGCCCTATTTTGGACATTTTTTATATCAAATATTGGACATTATAGGGGCTTATATCGCTATATTTTCGGGCAAATCGTCGGGATAACTGCTTAATTCCTTTTTAATAAGGTCAGAATAAAGACCGTATAAAAGGTAAATCATCGCACTTGGGAGCTGCGTTGTTAGTCCTGGTCTTCGCTTGAGTTCCTCCTTCTTCTCTGAAGCTTTGTCGAGTTCTATTTTGCCGTTGGTTTTCTTCAACGGACTAATCAAAATTGCACTGCAAAGGTTAGGGCATTCGTTTTCATCAATTCGCACCTTCGGAAGCAAAGGAAGCTTCTCGCCAAAGAGTAACTGACACAAACGGAACTGCTGCCAGTGGTAAATGGTCGGTGCGCCATCGTTGTAAAGGATAACGGAAAAGCCGTAACTCTCTAAGGCTGCCTTCATCGTTAGTGAGTCAGTAGTTATCTGCTCTAATTCCTCACGTGTCTTGTTACCTGCACGGTCAGGATAGAGATGTATAACCTTATTCACTGCATCAGTACCAAAGAATGAATACACCTGCTGCGCAAGGTTCTGCTGGTCATCGGGTATATACGCCCAAAACTCCTTAATGATATCAAAGCGACTACCATAGTCTTTCTTCTGTCCGACGATGAGCGACTGAAAGTTTCCAGGGTCGTAACCAATGTAGAGCGGTTCACGCTTATCGTAGTGACGAAGATAGCGAGCCGTGAGGGTGAAGTGGTCCTTGAGGTTTAGTTTCAGTATCTGGTCGTAAATATAACTATCCTTGAACTGGTGTCGCTCGTGGTCGTAGGTGGTAAAGAACTTGTTAGTCACCTCCTTATGTCGAATAGCACAGATAGCGGTCAAGAACTCATCCATGTCGAGCGTGTCGAGCTGTGTCTTGAAGAACTTAGGACCGAGAATGTCCTTGTTGCAAAACGATGAAGCACGGATATAGTAGATTGCGTTCCTTCGCATATCCGCTAATCGTGGTTTCCATCGGGCAACAAAGGCGTTAAGGCGTTCATTCTCCAGTCTGATTTTCTCCATTGTGACAGGGTTCTTCGTGTTACGAAGGTCCTGCTGAAGCATAAACTGCTTATAGAGCGACTGATTGATAGCGAGCGACACACTGGCTATCTCCTCGATGAGCTGTCGGTCCATCTTGTTTTCGTATTCCTCAAACCAATCGTCCTCACCGAGGTCGACACGTGCGGTATCACTCACACCTGTCACGCCTTCATAGTAAGCAGAGCGACGGATGTCAGCAGAACCACCACGAAGGGAAGGGAAGAGACGTGACTTGAGTTTCTCACCACTGTTATGTTTCATCTCCTCGACGAAGGCGTGCACGGCATTACGACCTGCGACACTTTCAGGCTGATCTGAAGATACTAATTGAAGGTGTGCACCATTGCGAAAGATGACCGAGTGCTTAGCATAGGCAATAGGGTAGCGTGGTCGACGGAAGTGAGAAGGTAGCTTCGCTTCGCCCACCACATAGTCGATGCCATACTCTAACATTGCTCGCTGCTTTCCATTCACGATGACAGGACGTGAGAACGATGCTTGAATGTTAGGCCAGACGTTCGTCATCAAGGCGACGTAAGTCTTGTGAACAAGGAACGAAAGTTCACCAGGCATATCATTTGTAACACGAATAAGACGAGGAACGATAACGCCCTCCGTCTTACCAGTCGCACGAGCCCACTCTGCATAGAGCATATTCGGGTCGATAATATTCGCTAACAGCTGAACACGATTCATATAGTAATGCTCGAAGTCAACTGTAGGCTGTTCGTTGTTTATAATTTCATCAGTCATTTTGAATCTCCTCTACTATTTCTGCATCTTGAATGTCAGCATCACGCAGCAGTCGTTTCTTCTCCTTGTTCTCAACAGGAAGAGAATCGATAAGCTTAATATAAAAACCTTCGTTGTGCTTAGCAGCGATTTCTTTAAGATTCTTCTTCGAAAATCCAAGTTCTTCTGCTGTGAGCTCTGGAGAAATCAAGAAAAGAACACCTAAATCCCTATCTGCTTCTGCTATCTCCGAAGACCGACGACGACACTCAAGAGCAGCATCATAACACGACTTCATACCTTTATAATCGCGATTAAGTGCGCAGAGTTTAGCAAGGTCTTCATATTTGTTTGCAAAATTGCTCTCCCAAACCTTTATAGGAACATTGCAGTCAACCTGAAAGTAGTTGATTGCCTGATAGATTCTCGCCATACAAGTGCGCTCTTCTATCTTTATTCGCTGCTCAGCGTTAATACGAAGCTTCAGTTTCTTAGCTGCTCTCGTAATATTACGCTCGTGTTCGAATATCTCAGCAGACCATTGCAGCTGCTGCAAGAACAACTTAACATCTTGAGGTATGCCTTCACAATCTCCATTCGTCAAGAATGCAGATATTAGGTCAGGGTGGATAGTGTCTAACTTCTCAATTTCGCTTTTCATATTCCAAAGAGTTTCATACGTAGGTCTTTCTCAGCACGCTCATTCTTACGTTCCTCGAGTAAAGTAATAGAATCGTTATCACCTTTCTCAGCCTTCTTAGCAAGTTCAGCGTCTATGTTATACTCTCCAAGTGCGAGACCTTGTTGGTACGCCTCAAAATAAACATCACCAGGAAGAGTTATGCGGTATAGCAATGCTTCTCGCTTAGCTTTCCTTAAGGCAAGTAGCTGACAAATACGTTCGGGGGTATAGTTTAACGCCCCGAACGTTCTGACTTGATTTACATATTCATCTGATAGAATCTCTTTTACAACTAATTCTGACATAGAATTATTTTTTTAGTATCGTCTTCCGACAAGACTACGCCATCTCTCTCTAACAGAATAGGCTGCTGTGGAAACATAGACATAAATCTTCGTACAGTTGCCGACACATATTTAGAATCTATTTCCATTCCATACCCAATGCGGTCTGTCTGCTGGCACGCCATAATGGTTGAACCTGATCCAGAGAACACATCGACAACTACATCGCCATTCTTTGTACTATTAGTAATAGGATACGCCATCAGCGCAATAGGTTTCATCGTCGGATGGATTCGATTGGCTTTTGGTTTGTCGAAATTCCAAATGGTAGTCTGCTTTCTATCAGAGTTCCAAAAGTGAGCAGCACCAGGCTTCCAACCATATAAACAAGGTTCGTGTTGCCACTGATAATCTTGTCGACCCATTACAAGAGAATCCTTAACCCAAATGCAGCACTGTGCTATCTTGAAGCCTGCTTCTCGAATTGCCCTGCGGAAATTCTCACCTTCAGAGTCTGCGTGGAAAACGTAAAAAGAACCTCCAGCCTTGACAATGGAAAACATCACATTAAACACAGACTGCAAGAAGCGAAGGAATAAGTCATTCTCCATAGAGTCATTCTGTATGGTAAGTTTGCCATCTCCTCCACCTTCGTAATTGACATTATAAGGAGGATCAGTGAGAATCATATCAGCAACTCGTCCATTCATTAGTGCAACGATATCGCTCTTAGACCGACAATCTCCACACATCAACCTGTTATTTCCAAGTCTGAAAATATCACCAGGACGAGCAAACACTTCGTTATCCTCTTGTGGAAGAGTATCGACAACATCCTCTTGAATCTCAGCAGTGTCACTTTCCGAGGCAAATAGTTTATCTGTACCGATTGAGAAGTCATTTTGTTTTACTTCGTAGCCAAGATTAAACTTAGCAAGATCATCGCCACTGATATTATACTTAGTGAATAGGAGAGTGTCTGGATTCTTCTGAGCGAACTCTGAATTATAAGCTGCAATTTCTTCGACAGCTTCCTTCTTGTTGGATGCTTGAATTTCCTCGTAAGGAATCTCTGGAATTTTGAAACCATAAGAGCGAAGTCCAAGGAGGGCTTTGCGTCGCTGGTGTGCATCTATAATCCAAAGTTTACCTTCAGAATCTTTCCATACTTTGAATGAATACTTGAAACCTCGAGTGATGATGAGCATCTGAAGCTTCGATAGTTTGTCTGCATCAGGTTTTTTGAAATCTTCCTGAAGTTCGATAAAAGAGTCCAGCGGGGCAGTAGGCAAACCGCCCAAATTAAAAACTTTTATGCTATTTTCCATTGTAATTATTTATTTTGTTGTTCAAGAACCATTTTAAACAGTCGCTCTTTCTCTTGGTACTTTTGTAGGTTCCGCTTGTCAGCCTCTCTTTTCTCTTTACGATCCTTGCGCTTAACGAACGACTTATAACGCTTGATGTTGTCGAGAACGTTCTTGTGCTGACGGAGGAACTCGGCTGGGTCAGTGCGGAGCAACTTGATGAGCTGGGCTATCTCTGAACGTCCGAAGAGTATCGGGTGTTTGCAGAGGAACTTACCAGTATCGTTGAAAGATTGCAGCTCGGCAAATGCTTGAAGATTGCGGATGCGCAGTTCTGCCATTTCTGCTACGGCTTGTGCGGTTGGCTTTGTCTCCAGTAATTCGTCGAGCTGCTTCATCTTTCGCCAGGTGTTGATGCGGTCGTTATAGATGACGGTTGCCATCTGTACGTCCGCATCAGTAAGGTTTTCCCAGTCTATTTTCGGGTACTCTTCTTCTTTTTTTTTGGAGTTGCTTTTGCTTTCTCCTTCTTAGAAGAATCTGTGTCCTTATCCTCTGATGGGAGAGGATTTTCCTCTGATGATTGCTCTGTAGACTCGTTATCTTCAGAACCTTCTTCAGATGACTCATCGCCACCCTCTCCTTCCGATGGGTTCTCGTCTCCTTCGCCACCGTCAGCGTCAGGGCTTTCATCTCCATTAGCGTTAGGAATCTCAGGATTCTCGTTGCCATCTTCAGAAGAGTTGCTGGCGTTGTTGTTATCATTATCCTCGTCAGCTGCTTGATTAGCATACTCACGTCGATTACGTACGATTTCGTCATGCTCGCAATGGTCGAGAAGTAAGAAGAGTATCTCCTCGTGATTCTTCTCTGGAGCAAGGTCGAAGCGTGTGAAATCGGTAAGGTGAGGTGCCTTCTCGTGCAGCAGGGCAAGGTCGGCTTCCACAACTGTGGGGCTGACCAGCTTATGGAAGTGCGTTAATTTCTCTTTTGTGCTGTACATATTGTAAAAGTAAAATGGTGAATAACACCCCTCCCGTGAAGGGAGGGGAATAGGTTAGGCTTCAGTTCTTGAGACCTCGACAAGTGTTGTGGTGTCAAGAACACGGAAGGTGATTGATGCACCAGTCTTCGCTGTCCACGTAGCACCCTCCTCGAGAACGAAGGTAGAACCATCAGCAATGGTAGCTGCCTTATCGGTACCAGCACCAACGAGTGTGATGTATCTACCCTTATCGCTCTTACTAAGACCGCTAACCGTAGCAATAGCAGCAGCTGCTGACGTTCCGTTTGGAATCGTGTATGTGTTACTGCCTGCTGTGATAGCTACATCTGTAGCATCCGCATTGATAGAAGTAGCAGCAGTAACAGCTGGGTTGCCAGTGTAAATCAGTGGAAGGTCTACAGAACTGCGCTTAAAGGTCAGAGTGGTGTAACGACCGTCCTTATCGTCCTTCGTCTCTGTGTTAGAGAGGATGATTGGACGCTCGAGTTCGCCTACAATGTACCACTCCTTCTTCTTAATGTGCTTGTAAAGAGCGATAAACTTACCACCGCTGTACTCCTCAATGAAGTTATAAAGGTTTGCACGAGCTCCGCCCATAACCATTACAAGCTGATTTTCGCCTGTGGTAGTGATGTCGCCCTTCTCTGTGGTACCAGTGAAGGTCGGAATGTCGTGTGCCTCGAAGTAATGAGGAATCTCATTCGGTTTCAAAGGAACAGGCGCAACCTCACGATTAGCGTTAGGTTGTGGGAACTCCTTTGTGCGGTCGATTTGGTCGAGCGCAATGAGATAAACGATGTAAGAGATAGCACTACCGTGTGTATCTCTATCAGACACATCGTCGACGTGACCGAGCAATGCCATAGAGGCAAGAGAAACTCCTGAACCAGCAGCAGCACCGAGAGAGTGGTCTATCAAAGCTGCTACGAGCATGAGGATGCCAAAAATCGCAAACGTAGCCATGAACATATTGCGTGACTGACGATTTGCGTAGTTAAATCCTTTCATAGGATTATACGCACGATAGCGTTTCTGAATATTGGGCTTTTTCATTTTTATTTCTATTAATGATAATTGTTGGTTAAAGAAAGGAACTGAAGAGGCAAGCCGTCCCGAGCTTTTAATTCCAATGGCTCTCCTCCCAGTTCCTTAGTCATTCATCTATCGTCCACCTGGTGCGTTAGGCTGCAACTCCTTGTTGATGGTGCGCTTGCCACCGACGCAACGCTCCAACTCACGGAACTTGTTATCAGCACCAAGGATAACCATGATGTAGTCGCCTACAGCTGTAGCGGTGAAGGCAGCCGTGATGCTGTCGAACTTACCAGACTGGGCAATCTTTGGCAACTTAGTTTTGTCACCACACTCGATGCAGTAAGCTACGCCAGCCTTCGCATTCTCGATGTCGGTGATAGTTGTCAGTGTTGTGGTACTGTCGGTGATCTGCCAGAACCCATTGTTACCATCCACCTTATCGGTGATAGTAGTAGCAAAGAGGTTGATGAAGATCTGCTGCCACTCGTAGTTGTTCTTATCCATCTCATCCTTAGTTGAGAAGCGACGACCTGTGAATGAAGCAGAAGTACCCTCTTTCCATGTACTCCAAGCACGGACCTGCTCCATGTTTTCCTGCATCTTCACAGAGAGCATCTCACCTGGTACATACTCAAGGAACTGAATGTTACCTGGTTCGTGTAACATCATGAATGGAGTCTGACCGAGATAAGGCAACCAAATGATGCGCATCGTAGTGTCTGGTACCACGCTCAATGCACCCATAGGTCCAGCGAAGTCTGTGTCCTTACCATAGGTAGAACGAACGTTCTTAATCCACCATGCCTGATGGTTCTTGTTCAAGTAAATGAAGTGGTTGTCGAGATCCATGTCCTCAGTGATTGAAGCACGAACGTCAGCAATGAACTCTTGAACAGAAGCAAGGAAACTTGCCTGTGTATAGGTGCGGTATGTACCATCATCGTGTGGCTTGATGTCGTACTGATGAACATAACGCAGCAAGGTGTAGAGAACACCAGTAGCAGCATTGAGATAGCTACCTGCAACACCCTTATCAGGCTTCACGTAGATACCACGCATACGGCGTTTGTTCTGCTCAACCTGTGCAGCACGGAGGGTATTGAGCAACTGATACTCAATCATAGACCACTTGATAGGGTCAGAGCCTTCCTTGTTGAGATAACCAATGTACTTACGCTCGATTTCTTTCATCGGACCCCATTCCATTTTAATCATAGCGTCGTCAACGTAACCATAGTGGTTCTCAATCTTCATACCGCCCTTGAAAACCTCACCAGTCTGATAAGCCTGAGAAACCTCATCGAAGAAGGCGTTGAAAACGAGTCCACGATCCTGATAGCCGTAAGCGACTGGGAAGAACTGGGTAAGGTCACGTACCTGTAGAACACGTGCGATGAGAGCATCCTGACGAAGTACAACGAACTGATCGCCAAGGCCTGCGTTGTCTACTCCATCGTAGTTCGTAGCGTAAGTTCCCTTTGCAAGTGCAGCTGCATCAAGCATCTTGTTCTGCTGAAGGTACTGATAGCGGTGCTTGAGTGAATTAGCATAATTGCTAACCTCCTTATAGAAGGCAGCACCATCTACCTGTTCGTCAACCTCTGGCAGGGCAGCTGCTGCACGTGGGTTAGCTGCAATCTGATTCCAACGATTCTTCATTGAGAAGAAAGGATGCTCAACACCAAAGAGATAATCAGCTGTGTTAGCGAAACCATTAACACTCAGAGGAATAGTATTCACTGTTTGCGCAGGAACATCAGGTGCAGGGTTTGAACCCATCGCCTGAATATCAGCACGCATACCCTTGATACCATCGAGGATTCCTTCAAGAGTAGCATTACTCTGAGGTGCAGAAGGCTCTGTGCCATTATTGTTAGCTGACGCAGAAGGTTCACCACCATTCAGAACAGCCTGAATGGTGTTCAGCATCTTCTGAAATTCATCCGCCTGCTGAGCTGTCTGCTGAGCAGCTTGTTCGGAAGCAATGTCATCAGTAAGTGTACTCTGGTACTTCTTCTGATACTCTGCAACGATAGAATTGAACTCATCCTGTGACAGACTTTTGTCTTCAAACTTCTGTTTAAATCCAAGAAATTCGATGACACTCATTAGCTTTTCTTTTAAACTCATAAATAACTAAAAATTAAAATGATACATTTATATATTGTAAACGGCAGTTTTAAGTTTCTTAGCCTCAGTATATTCACGACCCATCGTAGCAGTTTCAACGATAGCTTCTACCATCGTCTTGCTACCATCTGTCAGACCGAGTTCCACAGCCTGAGGAGTGTAGAAGGTTTCACCACGCAAGACAGGAGTATCGTCAGGAAGGTCAGCAATTTTACTACGCTGTGAACGAACCTCGCTTAAGAACTGTGCATTCATTGGGTCGAGTATATCTTTCACAAATTGCTCATCCTGACCTTTACGAAGATCATCGAAGACTTTGTTCTTCAAGTCAGACTTAGTTGCTTTTGCTTCTACCTTCTTAATACCGAGCTTCGCAAAGTATTCTTCGAAATCGTAGAAGCTGCACATAGTTCCGATGCAACCTACATAGTCATTCTGTGTCATAGCGTAGATACGCTGACCGTGGCATCCGATGTAATATCCAGCTGAGCAACACATCTGTTCATAGAAGGTGAGGATAGGTTTCTCGCAACTGCGTAGTGTTTCGCTCAAGCGGTCGAGGTACCACGCTTCACCACCTGGTGAATTGATGTGAAGGAAGTGACAAGAGATTTGTGGATTAGCTTCAGCTGCAAGCAGGTCTGATTGCAACTGCTTACTTGAGAAGTAATAATACGAATCAGACATCACGGTACCGAATACACGATGATAAGCAATACTGTTATCAGGCAGTTGCTCATCACTGAACTCATCAGTAAGTGTAATAGGAGCGGTGTTTTCTTGATTCGTTATCTTCTGAATATCCAAGAGAGCAAGATGTGACTCGAGCTGATACCAACTATGGGTGTTAAGGTAAGCAAGCATTTCATCTTTCGTCATGCTGAACGATGAGTTTACCTCAGGTTTATCTGGTGCTTTACCACTGAGCGGAAAGGCTGTTAACATTGCCTGTCGAAATCCGTCAATAGTTATGAATAGAGGCTTCCCTGAGACAAGTAGAGACTGTAATTCTTTCATCAATATTCTTTTTGATGCGAATTTACTATATAATAAGGTGTAGGCAAAAGACCTACAGAAGGGGGTCTGTGAGCATTTTACACTTGATTATGAGGTTTGCGGAGTTCAAATTTGAAGATATCTGAACTCGTGCAGGAATATCTGAAGTTCCGATGTTATGAGTTTTCCTATCAGATGTCTTGATTGTAACGATAGCACTTCTCTCTATTGCGAAGGTCCTGCGAGTTCCTTCGTCGGGTAAGTCTATAACTATTGTTTTATCGCAGTTCCAATAATTACCAGCTTCATTGTCAGTAAGTTGTGGTATATACGTGAAGGTATCGGCAACGAAATCATACACTTTCTTCTTTCCTTCTCTATTTGGATTTACAAGTCTCACTTGTACGGTGTTTAAAAATTCTAACATATCATAAAACATTTGAGTGACAAAAACGATAGTTTGGTATGTATTAAAAAATATTAAATACATGCAACTTTTTGATACTTACGAACCTTCTTGGGTCTAAGTCGGTTTCGGAAGCGGTAGTAATTCTTCAATAATGCATCTGAAGATATAGACTTCAATTGATAGCTACGAATGAAGTCATAGATAACATCGAGGTTTCTCTTCTGTCGACCGAACTCTTCGTTCTCCAACAAAATACGATGGAGTTCGAAATTGAACATCCTTCGTATCTGAGCTTCTATTTCCTTAGCTGCTGCTGGAGATAGGTAATTGTAATAAGCAGGATCTTTCCAAGGGCTGGCGATAACACCAGCCTTACGTTGAGGTAGGTGAATACGGAGGTTGCCATTTACAACATCAGGTTGATTGCTGCGTTGCTTGGTCATATTCTCCCATACGCAGAAGTATAGATCTGTGGTGCTTGGAATCTTGACACCACCAGTAACTGTGTCTTTACAATATTTTGCACTTATATATTCTGCAAGGTACTGTTCAATTTGAATTGTGACAACTCGTTTCGCAGACCATTTTTTTTTCTCCATATCCTTTTTTAGTTTTTAGCCGTCCTACCGTCCTACATTCCTACAAAATTAGACTTAATTAACGCAAAGTTACAGATTATCAATGAGATAACAAAATTTTATCACTCAAAAGTTTTATTATTTCACTCTCTTTTTTCATCCTACAGTCCTACAAAAACACATATTTTGTAGGACGACGAATCCAAAACAGAGAAAAACACGAAAAATCCTATTTCCTACAACGTCCTACAATCCTACAAATAAACAATTAAATCCTATTTCCTATAATAATAATATAACTATTTGATTTATAGGTATATATGTATATTATAGGTTTGAAAAGAAAAACAATTTGTAGGATTGTAGGATTGTAGGACGGTGTTTTTCTGAAAATTTATTTTCAAAAGTCACGTTTTCGAGGTTTCTTCTGAAAATTGGGGGTACGGGGGATTTTTCGCCACCTTCAGTAATAAAGAATGTGATATGGTATATGATATGGTATATGATATGGTATATGATACGGTATTGATATGATATGTGATATAGATAGAAGAAATGAGCCGTGCCTATTCATCCGAACTGGCACGGCTCTAAAGGAATTTGATACTTTCATTAAAAAGGTTCATCACTTCCGTCTGACGGCTCAAATGGCAATTCTTGCGGAAGAGTTTTTTTCGGTGGTTCTTCAGTTGTGTTAGTTACCTTAGTTTCGACAGGCTTGCTTTCTTTATTACTGTCCTCAGCATAGTCTCTTCTAAAGTCTATATTGTATGACTCGACAAACTTGTCGTAATCTATAATGATAGCACTTGTAGATGTGCTCTTCTGCTTACGCAGCTTAACCATGCTTCCATCACGAAGGTCTGCGTCGTCGACCGTCTCCTCCCATATGAATCTTCTTGAAGAAACAGTACCGACGTATGAAGAATGACTACGCAGGTTTTGTTCAATCGTTGACAGCGTGCTATTCTCATTGTTATATCCGCTTCTGTCGAAGATACTAAAGACTGCACTCAAGCGTAAGAACATAATGTTCGAGCCTGCTTCGAAGGTGAAGGTCTTGGCGTCTCCACGTGAATCTTTACCTGTGACCTTCTTGGGTTGCTCGATGAGGAACTCACGTCCTTCTATGATTTGTCTCGTGTCAATCATATTGTTGACAGCTGTGAAGAACATCGCCAGCTTATCAGTACTACGAATAAGTGATAACTGGAATTGTACCTTCTCTTGAACTATCTTGAAGAACTCGTCGTAGGTAAACGGTAGACGAAGGTTAGAATATCGCTCTATCAGTTTGACAGTTCCCAAGAAGAGGGATGCTGTCTTCATCAATCGGTCCATTTCTCCAGAGTTGATGAGGTCTTGCTTTAGTTCGTTATACGCTTCTTGCTTAAGGCTTCTGAAATGGTCCATAAACATAGGACGAAGCTCCAGGATCTGAAGAAGTACATTTGAAAGACCTATCTTATTCGGGTCTTCAATTGTTTTTAGCTCTTCGAAGAGGCGCACTTCCTCTGGTGTACGGTTACGAGGCTTCGGAACTTCGCAGACAATCACACGACTCATAAGAGCGTTGTCATCACGCTGTGGTGTTTCTTGACCGCAGATGATGACTGGTGCGAAAACCTTATCATTCTCAATCTCTCGTCCAGATGTACCTTTTCTCTTCTGTTTACCGTCACCGTCATATACGATACCTTTCAGAGCTTGGAACTTTGTATCGCTTATATCCTTGTTGTTGTATTCGTCAAGTACAACGGGGACATCTTTAAATGTACCCATAATGGTAGACATCGCAGCGTCGGTACCAGTATTGAGGTTGAAAATTGGAATATTAGGAGATATGAAGAGTGAACGGATAGAGATTGCAATCTGTGTCTTACCTGACGACATTGGACCCATGAAAAATGGAGCGGTGAAAAGTCTATCGATGCAGTGGATATTGCTTCTGAAGGCACACATAATTGCGAAAACTAAAGCCCACTTACCATTGTCGTTAATCTTATATACCTGGTCCATTAACGAAGCCCACTTTTCGAAGCTGACCTTCTTCTCAGCTGGGACCTCCTTGTATACAAGCTGACTGATGAGCTCGTACTTATCTGATTGCTTACCGCTTCCTGCGTAGATGGTTGAAAAAGCAGGGAGGTAGTAATTATTTTTGTTATGCGTAACTACACCCAGCTCGTTAACTGGGTCGAACACCCACTGACCGTCGACATTGTGAAAGATACCATTGGCAAAGGCAAAGAACTGTTCATCTGTCTTTCGACTCATACCTTCGCTCTGCTGATTACCGTAGGTCTTCACCTCGGAACACATTACGAAGTGGCGACTCATATATGTTTTAATTGCCTTCCATTGCCACTCTTCACCATTGAAGTTCACAGCTTCGTAATTGATTAAGACCTCCTCGATAGAGGACATCTTCAGCATCGCTTTAGAAGGTATTTCTATATATATAGGTGTCTCGTAATATCTACGATTGATACGCAGCACACGCTTGTTCTGTTCGAAATCATCAGAGAAGATGTGGAGTAGTGGTGTCATGAAGAAGTCCGCAACTTGTGTCATGCCGTTACCATTCTTGTTGCGAAACATGTAGCACACTGGCTCGCTCTTCTTATTGAGACGTGGATAATATCCACTCTCCTTCCACATTCTTCTGTACTCTTCATTTTCTTGTACATATTCTGGTGGTTCGTTCACATCGAACTCTTCATCGTCGAGGTTGTCTGCTTGCATACTCACCTTCATTGCAGACTTACGCTTGAGAACGAATGGCTTTCTGATTTCGTCGAACTGTCCCTTAGTTAGCTTGAGCAAAGAACAGTAATGATTTCTGTTTATGGTTATAACAGTATCGTCAGCGTAGGATGTTAGTTCGATACAACGTGAGACAAGAGGAACTCGGTCTCCATTGAAGTTTTCGAAGAACTTACCGTGCAATGCTATGTAATAGTCAAGGAACGAGCCTGTACTATCACTGAAGGTCATGTCTATCCTAATACCTGCACGAAACATCTCTGTGAGAGTATGCAAGTAATTGTTTTCGTCGCCATCATCAGTAATATCACAACCAGTCTCTGAGGAAACAAAATAACAGTAGACACGTCGTAATTCTTGAATATCATTCGTTGACGGGCGACCAGACACATACACGATAGGTTCTTCTCCATATCCATCGAGAAAATCCTGCATAACGGAAGTAATAATCGCAGGACGGTCGCTTTCAATATTCTCCTTTAGCGCATCGATTCCGAAGATACCAGCCTGTGTATTTGTATTAGCGACAGATTCTTTTAGTTGAGTACGAATACTTCGCACCTTATTATCGATGAGTCCGATTTTGCTTCGGAAATCTTCTGCAATTGATTTAATGTACTCCAAACGCAGTACAGAGTCTTGCACACAGGCTACGAGGGAACAGATGGAGTTTAAGCAGTCTGTGATAACTGTCTCATCCTTGCAGCCTCGTGGAAGAATCATACGCTTAAATGCCTTTGGGAAAGGTTCTGTGAGTTCCTTTAATTTCTTGCTTGTAAGGCTTCCGTGTGCTTTTGCGAACTCGTCTGGGTCCATACCTTTTTCAAGACGGATGCAGCGCACCTTTGCCCCAGCCTTCAAAAGCAGCTCGCAGTTCTTTAACGAAGCCTTGACACCAGCAGGGTCGGCATCGTAAATCATTATGATATCATCTGTGAAGCGAAGTAGTAATTTCACTTGATCTTCAGTGAATGCGGTACCACTTCCACCTATAACATTCTCGACACCTACCTTATGCAGAGACATTACGTCAAACTGACCTTCGACAAGATAAGCGAAGCCTGTCTTACCAATACTTTTGCGTGCCTGGTATAATCCGAATATGTGTTTACCTTTCGTAAATAGAGGAGTATCGCCTGTGTTTACATATTTACCAGTTTTATCGTTTGGAGTCACGATTCGACCAGAGAATCCTATGATATGACCTTGCATGTCGTAGAAAGGAAACATCAATCGGTCACGGAACCTGTCGTATAAGCGACCTTCGCTATTCCCAAGTACATCTACTTCTTGCAGTAATTCTTGTGAATAACCAGCTTTTGATAGCTCTGCAAGCGCAAGGTTACCCATTGGAGCATAACCAACACCGAAGTCGGTCAATGCTTTGTCAGAAAGACCATATCCACGTAATGCAAGGAAACTCTCTGCTTGCGCAAGGTTCTTCTGAAAGAATTTTGCAGCAGCATCTATTGCGATACGCTGTGCTTCCTTTTTCTTATAGGCAGCTTCTTCCTCTGGTGTGAGTTCCTTGGTAGGGAACTCAATGCCTGCTTGGTTAGCACACCAGCGCAGAGCCTCTATGAAGCTTATGTTTAGGTGATGCTGTACAAAGGATATCACATCTCCACTTGCTCCGCACACGAAACAGTGGTAGGTCTGTCTTGATGGGCTGACAACCATAGATGGTGAATGGTCATCATGGAAAGGGCATACACCCTTATAATTCGCACCTGTCTTGTGCAGGCGAGTAAAGGTTTCTATTACATTTACAATGTTTAGAGCTGACTTTACCTTTTCAATGAATGCTTTATCTATCATATTCCTTAGTCTTCATTTTCCTCGAACAAATCCAACTGGCGTGATTCAAGTGCCTCTTGTAAGGTTACGCCTAAGTATTCAGCTACCGCAGCATACTCTTTGCTGCTGATGTTTTTTCGTCCATAGTACAAGTCCCAAAATCGACGTTGATTTATTCCTGTTTCCGTGTAAAAGGTTCTTGTTGGTGTGAAGTCTTCTGGGTGGCGAAACTTTATCTTCAACATCTCCATAAGTATGTTGCGCTTGACTTGCAAGCCTACAGTAAGGCGATTGCGTAAGCAAAAGAGGCGAACAGACATAGAGCTTCTATTCAAAACCCTACCCATCTGGTCAAAGGTTAGTTTGCCAAGATTGTTTTTCACAAAGGCTGCGTCCTCCTCTTTCCACCGCTTGTTAGTTATTTTGTTTCTAATCATATCTATAGGAGTCTAAGTTAAGAAAATAATATCTAAACATCCTTCAGAAACAGCACATGGTTGTACTGGAGGTCAAAACACAAAATCGTTGTAGCTTCGGTTGGATGAATGCGCCCAAGTTGAACCTGAGCGTATATCCGTAGAGCTTCGTGTAATAATCGAAGTTCTCGTTCTGAAAGGTCTTGTATGGAGAATTTTCCCCAGTTATCTTTGTCTATAAACATTTTTTCTTAGATATTCTGTGACTCCCTGCCTGATTTTCTTTCGTACTGACGGGCTTAATGTTAACTTTTGATTAGGATCCTTGTGAGAAAACAGAAAAGACATTCTAAATCCCATTTTACGGATAGCCTTTTTTCTAACTTTTCTAATGCTGGTCATAGTTATTCAAATTTAAGGTCATACAATTTGTTTCTTTCCAGCGAGCTACCAAAGACTCCTACAAGGTCACCATCTTCTTTATTTTCTCTCCATTCAAAATCAGTAGAGAAAGCCTCTCCTTTATCATTCCAAATGATACCTTCATTTTCAAGGTGACCAGTTACTTGACGAACATTCGAATGGTTTAGCTTCATCTCGTCGATGAAGATTCCTAAGTTTAATGCGTCAATTGCTTTTTCAAATTCCTTTGTTTTCATAAGATTGTTTTATTTGTTTTACATTCTTTTTCCGTAGAATACTGAACATACTTTTCAAGTAAGTTACAGTAAATACCATTTATGCACATGCGATGAGAATCGCAGTGTAGACATTCTCTATGCATCTGGGAAGAGTTCGTGTTCGGGTATGTTAAGATAGTCTGAGATTACCTTTCTCTTCTGTGGGGCTGGAGTAAAGTCGCCCCTTAACCATCTATAGACAGTACTTTCATTAACACGGCATAACTCCATTATCTTTGATATCTCTTCTTTGCGCTGATTAGGAAGAGAATATATGTACTCTTTGAATCTCATTTTTATTTTTTTATATTCTTTTTATTGCGCCCTCGATATATTTTTATTATTTTCGTGGCGCAAGTAATACTTGCGTAGCGCAAAGGTCTAACATTTATTTGAAATAACAAAATAAATGAGAGATTATTTCTCTCATTTATTAAAAAATAATGAAAATGGAAGAAGAAACTATTACTAATCGCATCGTTCAATTGATGGACAAAGAAGGGCATACGATAAATACGTTCGCTCGAAGATTGAATATATCTTGGACTTCTGCTAATAATATCATCACAGGTCGCAACGCACCTAATTATGAAACTATAGTTAAGATTTTAACGAGTTTTGAAAACATTGATGCTAACTGGTTGATAATGGGGCAGAAAAGAGGAGAAGAAACTAATGAGGATAAACTTTATTCTGTTATTTCTATGCAACAGAAAACCATAGAAAATCAACAGAGAACAATAGACCGATTAACAGCGAAGCTCGTTGAAAACGTATCTGAAGATTCTGTTAAAAAAGTGGCGGATGCCGTATAATTAAGATGCGCCTAAGAGGTGTTTAAGAGTGTTTTTACGGTGTTTTTATTCAAACATTTTAATTAAAAAATCACTCAAATGTTTGGAAGCGAAGACAATGTAAGATTTATATTGTCGGTGAAAACTCGGTGAAAATTAACTAAGAACTAAAAATAGCCCTATTGAATATCAGCAAGTTATAAATGTAAAAATTAAATCTGAAATCTGGTCATCCCGACTGTGAAATATGATTACAAAAGAGGCTGTTATAGCCTCTTTTTTGTTGATAAAAATTATACTTGCGTCCTGTATTATAAAGTATGTCCCTTTACTTCATATCGAAAGTGAGTTTCTATAAATGCTTTTTTCTCTTTCTTTTAACCGTGCAGAGGCTTAGCACATGTTGTGCGGAGCCTCAGCACCAATGGTGCGCATGGTGCGCACCAATCGTGCGGACGGTTTATTGCCTTGCAAAATGCCTATTATACGTAGCGCAAAAAGGGCTATCTGTGTCTTATACTATGGTGGAAAGAAAGCGTGTCACGAGTGATGATGTGGGGTCAACAGTATCCTTTGTATTATCGGCTAAAACGAACAATACCCTTTGTGTTTAAGAAGTAAGCCGATAGAAAATGTTTGTATCTCAAATCTTATTTGTATCTTTGTCCCATCTGTTAAGATAATAAAACCAGAATCTATTGTATTACGTAATTAAATCAAACAAAAAAATGGCTACAAAGAGCGTAACCTCTTGGGCAAATCTGTTGCAGGATTCTCTGCTGTTTATTCATAAAAAAAATGGACTTAATAGTATCTCTTCTTGGAGAAGATGTTTAGGTAGGGGTGTGTTCATGCTCTTTGCTTGTTTTCTATTTGGTCAGTCAGTCAATGCGCAGAACTTCAGAACGTTGCGAGATGTAAAAGTGAATGAGACCGTACTTGATCTTTCACAGTCTGATTGTAAAGTGATTCCTCGCAATGCGATGCATTCGTGTCATCGTCTTACGTCGCTTACACTTCCTCCAAAACTTGATTCTATCGGTACGCAAGCGTTCTTTGCTTGTGACGGAATCAGTGGAAAACTATATTTCCCAGCAACTACACGTATAGGTGCTTTCGCTTTTGCTAATTGTCGTGGACTCCGTGAAGTTCGTCTCTCGGCAGTTGTTCCTCCTGTTTGTGCTGACAATTCTTTTGATGGTATAGAGCTTAGCCGTGTGAGACTCATCGTTCCTGCTCAAGCAAAGAAGGCATATCGTAATGCTCCAGGCTGGCGAAACTTCTTCTCACGTCATGAAATGGAGAATGTATGCGACCCAGAGAATCTCCTCGTGCCGTGTCCTCTCAAGTTAGAAGTCTACAAAAATAGTCTTCCGCTCAAATGGAAAGATGTTGTAGGGGTAGAGGCTCCACAGGAATTGAGTAATGAAAAGATGCAAACTGAGCGTATCCTCGGTGAGCGAACAGTCTATAAGAAAGGACGAAAGACTGGACCGATGGTGCGTCTTGCACTTGACAAGTCGCTTACCAATGATGAGGCTTACACCTTGCAGGTGAATGATAAGGGAGTAACAATCAAAGGACGCACAGCTACAGCAGTGTTTAACGGACTGATGACACTCGAACAACTCTGTATTGGTAATGGTGTTTCCTCACGTTCAATGAAGATTCCTGCGCTCAATATTGTGGACGAACCACGTACGGCAATCCGTGAATTGATGGTCGATCCAGTACGTCATTTTATTCCGTTTGAGGATTTGAAGGGCTTTATTGTTGAGATGGCACGCTATAAGTTTAATGCACTCCATCTTC